AGTCGAGTCGCAGATGGTTTCGGTGTCAAGATTGCTGGTGATATGCTACAGATTAATTATGAATCAAATGTTTCTCTTTCGTCCGTATATGCTGTTGGTTTTGAGGAAGAGTGTGAGCGAAAGCTTCAACAGATTGCCGACTTCATCAAAAAAGAATATAAATTAATTACCGGGAAATCACTTTCTCTCTCTCCTCAAGGGGAGGCGCAATGTTTGGTTCAGAATACAAGCAGAGTCAGAACCTTCGTTATGGCACACAAGCTTTATAAAATTGGCGGAATGAAAGATGTAACAACTCTTGGCGAAGGGGTAACCGATCCTCTCGCTGTCAATTATTACAAGTTTCTAAAAGAAGGCTCTTTTCTCGCCGAAGAGGAGGAGATCGACAAAGCCAAAGCGGCTAAAGTTGCTCAAAGAGTGATTGATGAAGATTTATTGGACAGATTAATTAAAGATCCAGAAATCGAAGCTGCACTCAAAGCTGCTGCGGAAGAATTGGGGCCAGAACTTCAAGAGGGAGTCTTTCCAGACGATATGGAGGCCAACGCAGCCGCAACCGGCGCACTGGGTGCTGGCACAGCGATCTATCTAGCGCTTGGAGCACCGGGTCTCGCATCCGTCACGGCAGCCCTTGGTGGAAGTGCCCTAGCTGGTAATCTTGCCACAGGGTCAGCAGCGTATGTGGCTGGTATAGCAGCGGGATTGTTGGTTGACTATATAATCCACAAAAGAGAAACCTCCAAATAAAAAAAAATGTCATACACACTGTCCAAAAAGGAAATAGTAGCTGAAATACTAAAGTGTGGGAAAGATCCGAATTACTTTGTGAATAATTACGCAAGAATTTCACATCCGATCAAGGGTCTTATTCCATTCAAGACTTATGATTACCAGAGTGACCTTTTAACGGACTTCAATGATTATCGATTTAACGTAATCCTCAAGGCCCGACAGTTGGGAATTTCAACGATTGCTGCTGCGTATATTGTCTGGATGATGCTTTTTCATCGTGACAAGAATATTCTCGTTATGGCCACTAAATTTAAAACAGCGGCCAATTTGGTAAAAAAAGTAAAAGCCATTATGAAAAATGTGCCAGATTTTCTTTTAATTGCAGAGATTTCAATCGACAACCGAGCTTCTTTCGAGCTTTCGAACGGCTCTCAAATTCAAGCCGCCTCAACGTCTGGCGATGCTGGTCGTTCAGAGGCTCTTTCGTTGCTGGTTATTGACGAGGCCGCACACGTTGAGAATCTAGATGACTTATGGGCCGGTTTATATCCCACAATTTCAACTGGTGGACGCGTGATTGCACTTTCAACACCAAACGGTGTAGGAAATTGGTTTCATAAGACATATACAGAGTCCGTCGAGGGATCTAACGACTTTCATCCGGTTTATCTTCCATGGGATGTGCATCCCGATAGAGATTTGGCATGGTTTGAAAAAGAAACGAGAAATATGTCTCGCCGCGAGATTGCTCAAGAACTTGAATGCAACTTTAATACCTCTGGTGAAACTGTAATTCACCCTGATGACATTGCATGGATAGAAAGTAAAGTCAAAGACCCTAAATACAGAACAAGTTTTGACAGAAACATGTGGATTTGGGAAGAATATGATCCACAATGTTCTTATCTTCTTGTGGCAGACGTCGCGCGCGGAGATGGAGCAGATTATTCTGTTTTTCACATCATAAAATTAGATACAATGGAAGTTATAGCGGAGTATCAAGGAAAGCCCAGTTTAGATATGTATTCAAACATCTTGATGCAAGCTGGCAAAGAATACGGCAATTGTTTGTTGGTTGTTGAAAATGTTGGTATTGGTATTTCGATTTTAGAAAAATTAATTGAGCTTCAATATCCCAATTTATATTATTCAATTAAAAGCACCCACGAATATGTAGATAATCACCAAGGAGAGACAAATAGCTCTGCGGTACCTGGATTTACAACCTCATTAAAAACGAGACCCTTAATTGTAGCAAAATTGGAAGAATTCATCAGAAACAAACTAATTAAAGTATACTCGGTTCGTTTTTCAAATGAATTACGAACCTTTATTTGGCACAATGGCAAACCTCAAGCAATGAGGGGATATAACGATGACCTGATTATGTCATTAGCGATTGCGTGTTGGGTTCGGGATACGGCTTTAACCGTAAATAAAAGAGAAATAGAATATAAAAAGGCATGTTTAGATTCTATGATCAAAGTTAATACAAAAATTAATACAACAATTCCAGGGATGGAAGGATATAATAAAAAACAAGTATTAGATGAAAAAATGTTTCAAGCAAAAGAAGATTATGCAAAATATGCTTGGTTAATAAAAGGATAAAGAATGGCCGACCAAAAGAAAAACCCCAACAACCCCCAATCTGAGTTATTTAGAAGATTAACAAGATTATTTTCGGGCCCAATTGTAAACTGGCGCACTCAAATGAATCGCAAGATTCGAAGAACCGCACTAGACAAATACGCGACAGATTTTAAAACGGCATCTGGCCAGCAATTCAAAAGAGCGGAGTATAGTCCGTTTGACATAATGCATTCAAAAATCATGGCTCAACAAAATAGGGCAGAGCGGTATGTTGATTATGAACAAATGGAATATATGCCAGAAATCGCATCTGCTTTGGATATTTATGCGGACGAAATGACGACTCACACCGCCCTAACCCCCATGCTTTCAATAGATTGCCCGAACGAAGAAATAAAAGCAATTCTTAATTCTCTTTATAGCAATGTTTTAAATCTTGAACACAATCTTTTTGGTTGGTGCCGCTCCATGTGTAAGTTTGGAGATTTTATTCTTTATATGGATATAGATGATCGCCTTGGTGTTAAATCCATTATTCCATTGCCACTCAAAGAAGTGGAAAGAATGGAGGGCGAAGACCCATCAAACCCAAATTATGTTCAATATCAGTGGAATTCGGGGGGAATGACTTTCGAAAATTGGCAAATTGCACATTTTCGGGTTCTGGGAAATGATAAATACGCACCTTACGGTACATCAGTCCTAGAATCTGGTCGTCGCATCTGGCGCCAGTTGGTTCTTATGGAAGACGCAATGATGGCTTACCGAATTGTTCGTTCAGCCGAGCGTCGTGTTTTTTATATTGATGTTGGGAATATTGCCCCCCAGGATGTTGAAACATTTGTTCAAAAAACGATTACCTCTATGAAGAGGAACCAAGTCGTTAACGCTGATACAGGAAGAGTAGACCTAAGATACAATCCTCTTTCTGTGGAAGAAGATTATTTTATTCCTGTACGCGGCGGAGAATCTTCAAAGATTGAAACACTCGCAGGAGGTCAGTTTACTGGTGATATCGACGATGTTAAATATCTTAGAGATAAGATGTTCGCTGCTTTAAAGATCCCTACTGCATATTTATCAAGCGATTCAGAAGCAAATGAGGATAAAACAACTCTCGCACAAAAAGATGTTCGCTTTGCGAGAACAATCCAGAGACTTCAACGCGCCGTTATTAGCGAATTAGAAAAAATTGGGATTGTCCACATGTACACCCTTGGTTTTAGGGGCGATGATTTGGTTAGTTTTAGACTCAAACTAAATAATCCCTCGAAGATTGCAGAACTGCAGGAACTTGAACACTGGAAAACTAAGTTTGACATTGCATCGGGCGCTACAGAAAACTTTTTTAGTCGTCGGTGGATCGCGCAAAATCTTTTCAATCTTTCGGAAGAAGAGTTTGTCAGAAACCAAAGAGAAATGTTTCATGATCGAACCTACGAAGCCGAGCTTAACGCTGCCGCTGAAAGCGCAGCCGAGGAGGCCGCTGGTGGTATGGGAGATCTCGCTGGAGATTTAGGTGACGAAGACTTTGGCGGAGATCTAGGTGACGAAGACTTTGGCGGAGACCTGGAATCAGATCTCGCTGGAGAAGAACCACCCGCTGACGAGGGCCCTCTTTTGGCAGCCCCGGCAAAAAGAGATGATCGAGACCGTCGACATACGAAGAAATCTTTAACCACCAAGGCTAAAGGAAAAAGATATGTCTCAAAGAGGCATCGCGGCGGAGATGGCAGAAATGGTAGGGAACACAACTATACAGCCATGGCTATACCAAAGCCATATGAAACCACTCCGGGATTATCCAATTTAATGGGTCTTTCTCGTGGGATTTACGAAGTTGANCAACCTATTTATAGCAAAGACAAGGAAGAAACTCTCTTGTTTGAGGCGAAAACAAAGGTTCGTGATTTAATTACAGAATTAGAAAATTCGGAGATTCAATTAGATGAAGATGAAACACAACAAAAAGCGTAATACAGCTTTTATTTTCGAAGCGTTAATAAGAGAATTAACAAAAGCTATTGTCGCAAAGGATAATAAAAAGAAAAAGCTTATTGTAAAATTGGTAAGAGAAAATTTTAAAGGATCTTCTGCTCTAGCGAAGGACTTGGAGCTTTATAAAGCTGTCTTAGATACTCGCGATCTTGATAGACATACTGCCGAAAAACTTATTTTTGAAGCACGCATGCGAAAGAAAATTATTGATGAAAGGGAATTATTTGTAGAACAAACCGAAATAATTGATAAAATTAACACATTGATTTCTTCAGATGTATTTTCTAATTTTATTCCGAATTATCGTGATATTGCCACAGTTTATCAAATTTTTGATTATCGAACAAAAACAAAACAAAGAGTTTTGATGGAAAGTCAAATTATTAATCGCATGATTTCCTCAAAGGAAGAATCTCTTCCATCAATTAAGCCAATTGATAATTTAACTTATAAAACTTTTGTTAATAAATTTAATGAGAAATATGGAAGCGAATTACTTTCCGAACAAAAGAGTCTCTTAACCCACTACATTGGGTCATTCACCGATAATGGTTTAGAATTGAAGGTTTATTTAAATGAAGAAATTTCAAGATTAAAAAATAAACTTACTCAAGCAATGAATCTTTCAGAAATCAAAGAAGATTCCGAAATGTTCAAAGGTACAAAAAAGGTTATGGAAATCCTCGATAGTTGTGCGGAAAAGCCAATTGATAATAAAATGGTTCAGGAAATCCTAAAAATCCAGAATTTAGTTAAGGAAATTGAAAATTAATGATTTCAGTACAAGTCCATAAACAAAAAGAATTAATTCAAATTGAATTAAAAGCTCGCAAATCTCTTGATGGTAATATTATGATTTTTGATCATCAAGAAATTGATATTGTTATTATGCCAGATAAAAATAAAGTTGTGAGTTTTGCAAAGAATGATTATTCCGAATCAATTTATGAGGTTCAAAATAGACTTTTTGATTTCTTGAAAAGAAAGGGGATTGTCACATTTGATTCTATTCGGGGTGGAAATGTTTATGGGTCCTTGGAGGCTCTGATCGCCGAGTCCAAAGACGAAGAAATTAATACTCTTGATTATACAATTTATAATGTCTATAAATTTTTGAAAGAAGAAAAGCCATATTATGATTACATCGACGATTATGAACAAATGCTCGATGATTATTATGTACATCCCACAGAAGAAGATTCGACGGAGTTGGGAGAGGTTCCCCAAGCAGCCGAAAAGGGTACTATTCGACCTGGCTATAACTATTCTCCATATTGGATGAGCTACATGCTCGAAGAATT